GTACATAAGATGTACAGCAAGACGGGCTTGGTAAAAACTGCTAAGACTATGAAGGACCATCTGGCCCTGAAGAAGAAAGGGTACAGCCATACTAAGAAGTAGCTATGGTAAGAAGAAAACCTAAGAAGAAGAATCTCTATGCGAGTGACAAGGACAATGCTAGATCATTGAAGAAGGCGCAGAAAAGAGAAAAGACTGGTAAACTATCTCAACTACAGAAAGCTGCCATTAGAGAGTCAGAGAGAAAGGCTGCTGTAAGAGCAGCGTATTTAAAAGCTAACGCTAAGGCTAAAGCAGCTAAAATTAAAAAAGATAAAAAAAGATAACATGGGATTAGGACCAATGAATTTAGGTGGCGCGGGTACAAAGAAAGGTGTACATAACTGCGGAACTACTATGAGTAAAAAAACAGGTGGGGCTTCAGGTAGTCCAATCAAAGTAATACCAGCTATGCTAGTTAAGATAGGCGCACAGATGCTCGCTAAAAAAGCAATGGAAAAAAGTCAAGAATAAAATTTAAAAAATAATCATTATGAAACCTATATTGAAAAGAAAAGTTGTAAAGAAAAAAGTTGTAAAGAAAAAAGCTGTAAAGAAATCTCCAGCTAAAAAGGCATTAGTTGGTAAGCAAAAGAATTTACCTGATGCTATTAAGAAAAGTATTTTAGCTGCTAAACCAACTAAAAAAACTAAAAAGAAAACAACTGAGCCTATTAGGAAAAATAAAATGTACTAAGTAATGGCTGCTAAAAAAAAGAAAGGACCTAGTTGTTGGAAAGGTTATAAAGCAGTTGGAAAGAAAAAATCTCCTAGTGGGAAAAAGACTAAAGGCGGTAAAGCTAAGATGGTCAACAACTGTGTGAAGAAATAAAATTTAATTTAATATGACAGAAACTATTAGAAAATTTAAAAACAATATGAGTATGACACCCAGATCAGCAAAAGATTTAAGGCACTACTTAGGTGCAGCGGGTATATTCTTATTGATTGTTTTTCTATTGTTATTCTTATCATATAATGAAATACCTCCGGTTAACAAAGATGTGTTTGTATCTGTAGTAGGTATGATGGTAGGATCCTTATCAGTAGTAATATATACAATCATTGGAAAGAACCCAGAGGAACTAGAAAGTTTAAGAAATAAGAATGAATCACTTCAGGCAGGAATGCAAATGATGGAAGTACGTAACGACCAGCTTGAATCTATGATCATTCAAATACAAAAGAATATCATTACAAGGCTAACTAAATTAGGAGACATCGAGGATGCTCCCTGTGAGTGTGGCAAAAAAGAGTGTAACTGTAAAAATAAATAAAAACAGTCAGAAGGCAAAAGCCTGAAAGGTTAAGGACAGACGGTCCAAAACAAAAAACCTTAAAGACGGCTAGACCATCTGACATTTAAAAATCAAAAAATGAACAAGTACCAAGACAAAGAATCATCTATGGATGATTACTCTCACGAAAAGAAACTAAAAGCTGATGGTCGCTATGAAGCGGCTACAGGTAAAATGGCGGCTGCTAAGAACGATTTCGATCACGCGCATGCATTAAAGAAAGATGCTAGCTACGATGCTAAGTCTCGAAGAGGCGGTACTTTTTTATCTAAACATTGGAGCAATAACTCTTAATTATATATTATGCCAAAATTTCCAAAAAGTAGTGGTTTTTCACAAGGTGGAAATCCATTCACTATGAATCAAGGTTCTAAAGAACTTCATACTGAAGGTTCGTTTAGTAAAAAGTCATCAGACAAAATGGATTCCTACGGATCTCCATTATTTGCAATAGCTCAAGGCGCTAGAAGTACAGGTCTATATAGCGACGCTGATCCTTCTCAAGGTAGAGATGGAATTGAAGGTGCTATTAGTTCAGGATTAGATCAAGAAGATGGATTAGAAGTAGCTGAAAAGAATGTTGCTAAAGAAGACGAAAAAGGACCTGATATGAGTGGATTAAAAGAATCAAGTGCCGTAGCAAATGAATCTTTAAATAAGCCACCTGAAATGATTAAGGTTGGATTAGATGATGATACTATTACTACTCCTTAAGCAATGGCTTACGTACAAAAAGGAAATCCTTTCAATCAGTCAAATGCAGGTAAATCTCTTTTTAGTGTAAAAGAAGAACCAAAGATACAGCAGAATGTTGAATCCAATACTGATGAATCACCTTTTTTACGCAAAAAAAGTAAAGAACCTAGAAAAACTACTAAAGGTAAAGGTCGTAATTTTAGAACTGTAAAAGAAGGAGCCGGTATGACGGCCGCTGGAGTTAAAAAATACAGATCTAAAAACCCAGGTAGTAAATTAAAAACTGCAGTAACCGGTGAGGTTAAAAAAGGTAGCAAAGCTGCTGGCAGACGTAAATCATTTTGTGCTAGATCTAAAAGCTGGACCGGTAAAAGAGGTAGAGCAGCTAGACGTAGATGGAAATGTTAAAATAAAATCAAATTAAATTAAATTAAATGGCACAATTCGGAGGTCCTAAACTTGTCAAAGCACTGTACTTTGATAATACGGCAAAAGATAAATTAATTACAGGAATAAATAAGATTGCTGACGCGGTTAGCTCTACATTAGGAGCTAGTGGACGTAGTGTAATCATAGAAGATGACTTTGGCAACCCGTATGTCACTAAAGATGGTGTAACGGTAGCTAATTCCATAATGCTTATGGACCCGGTGGAGAACCTGGGCGTATCTATGATGAAGCAAGCAGCACAACAGACAGCCAATATAGCAGGAGATGGTACCACCACCTCTATAGTACTAACTCAGGCTATTATTGACTGTTATCATAAATCAAATGCAAGCGATTTTTCTTTTAGAGACGTAAAAGAAGGTGTAAATAAGTATAAAAAGCACATTGTAGACTTTTTAGAAAAAAAAGCTATAGATGTTGATGATAAAATGCTGGATGATGTATCCATCATATCTGCTAATAATGATAAAGAGTTAGGTACTCTTATTGCTGACGCTTTTAGAAAAGCTGGTGATAATGGTATAGTAGCAATGGAGCAATCCGCTACAAGTGAAACATACGTAGACGTAGTTGAGGGAACTAAATTAAACTCTACTACAAAAATGCCGCATTTCTATACTAATAAAGAAAAAGAAGTTGCGGAACTGGAAAATCCCCTTGTGTTTATAAGCGCAACAGATATTCCAAACGTTAGAAAAATACAAGACATCCTAGAGTATGCTATTAAGTCAAACCGTAGCATACTACTTATTGCCCCCTTGGAAGCTCAGCCAATTACGGCTTTAGCTATGAACATGGCTAAGGGCAATATTAAGGTCAATGTCATAGATCCCCCTAGCTTCGGACTTAAGCGTAAGGATATTTTAGAGGATCTAGCATTGCTTGTCGGGGCTAAAGTTTTTGACGAAACCCTAGGAGATTCGATTGATGCAATTTCCCCGGACATGCTAGGAGAAGCTGATAAAGCTATCTCAAACAAAGAAGGTACAGTTTTAGTTATTCAGGAAAAATCTGAAGAAGCATTAGAGCGTATCGAATATTTAAAAACTGCTCTTGAAAAAGAAGATCATCATGTTTTAACGAAACACTTGAATGATCGCTTGGCTTTATTATGCGGTGGTGTATCTATAATTTATGTAGGTGCAGATACTGACGTAGAGTTAAAAGAAAAGCAAGACAGAGTAGATGACGCCATACACGCTGTTAAAGCAGCTCGTAAAGAAGGCATTTTACCAGGAGGAGGTTCAGCATTAGCATATGCTGCTTCTGTAGATTGGGAAATGGAACTTAATGGGGGTATGTTAGCTGGAGTGAATATATTAAAAGACGCTTTAGTTTCGCCATTTACCAAAATATTAACAAATGCAGGATTAGATCCAAAATCTTTTTCATTAAATGAATGGGGCATTGGAGTTGATGTAACTCTGGGCGTTGATAAGGTCATGATAGACACAGGTATCATAGATCCTTTATTAGTAACCAAAAGTGCATTAAATAATGCTGTATCTGTAGCTAATACGATACTATCAACTGATTGTGTAATTTCAAACGTAAGAGAATAATGGAAGCAGTAGGAAATTATATAGTTATAGATGAAATAGTAGAAGTTACTAAAAAAACCGAAGGTGGTTTAGAGCTATCAGAGAAGCATAGAGAAGATATAAGATACAGACAAGCTAATATTATCTCTTCTGGACCAAACGCTCTTAAAAGTGGTCAGAGGATACTCTATGACCGTGTATCAGGCTTTCCAGTAGAATATGGAGACGAAGTATACAAAGTTATTCAGTTAAGAGACGTTGTAGCAGTAATGTAATGAAAAGATCTGATTTCGCACAACGTGGGGAATTAAAAATTGATTTCCTTAAATACTACAGATTAGTATCTAGATGGGCGGTTCAGAATAATGAGTTAAGTGTAGCTGATTTAGAACTATTATTTTATTTAGATCCAATAGTATATTTTACTATAGAAGATTTTAAGACCGGTACTTTATTTTATTCATGGGATAAAGACCGGTTTTATAGATTACAAAAAAACCAATGGATTGAAAAGTCCTGGAAAGGTGGTGGCCGAAAGGGTGATCATAATAAATATAAAGTAAGTCAAAAAGGTAAATTATTAATAAAAAGAATATATCGCATATTAATAGGAGTAGAAGAACTACCTTATTCAGCGAGAAGAAATAAAATCATGAAGCGTGACACTTATATAGACAAAGTGTACAGCCAAGCAATAAAAGAATTCAACAAACAAAAAAAATAAAAAATGGCATTAATACCAATTACTTCTTCAGTAAATCCAGACACAGGTACACCCATAAATAGCTTTACTGTAGCGGCTAATGCTACATTAGAAGGTGTTGTACTTAGAAAAAGAATGTGTGCAGGTGCATATAATTATAATGTAGAAAATGAAGCTTTAACAGTACCTAATGGTAATATTACAACTATAACGGTACCTAATTACAATGATGATGCAAGAACTGGTGGCTTAAGCGCTGCTCCATCTAATGCAACAACAATGACATTAACAGGTTTAAGCCAAATCATAACTAATTTATATTGGTATGTAGGTCAAAAAGTACAAGTTTTTAATGCTACGGGAAATAATAACGTTCCTGAAAATGGTGTTATAACAAGTCTACCAACTGCCTTTTCAGCAGTGATTAGTTTTACTTCATCTTACACTTCAGATGCAACTACAGGTTACCAGCTTTTAAATAGACCTCAAACTATTAGAAATGCTGTATTAAAAATAAAAAGTTCTACGCAAGCAGCAACTACACTACATCAAGGAGATGGATTCTCTGTATTTGAAAATATAATAACATTAAACAATGCTTATCAAGGTAATGATAAAGTAACAACTATTAGTTATGAGTATTACGATACTATTGCTTATAATTTAGTTTATGATGTTCCAGTTTATGTATCTAACACAAAAGGTTCTATAAATTTAGGCGGTTATGATGTAATAGTATGGAATGAAGGTATTTTAGCTCAATCTTTTGAATTTTGGGTAACTACAGGTACAGCTAATGGAGTAGTGCATGCATTAATAACAGATACTGACGTATAATAAAAAAAACAAAATGAAAAAAGGATTAAAAATACAACCAGAAAACGTTTTTACTAGACCACTTGAAATAAAGCCTGAAAAAGTAGAAAACCCTAATCAATGTATGCCTATTACTGCTAAAGTAAAAATGTCACAAGGCGGAACTAAATTAAAAGGATAAGATGGCTAAAATCAGTACATATACAATAGACTCTATTATAGAAGGCAACGATAAGCTGCTTGGTACTGACTCTGCATCAACCTCATCGCTTGCAACTAGAAATTACACAATTGATAGCCTAAAGACTTACATACAAACAGGTTCTCCTGCTAATATAATAGACACAATACCTTTAGGTTTTGCGCTTACTGTTAATAGAGAAGGAACTGACTATGAAAGAGCTTTAGTAAGAACCTTAGCTGGCTCTACGCTTACCAATGTTGTTCTTAAAAGTGCTACAATCAATACAGGTGCAGACATCTACTTAAATACATTAGGTAGTGGTCAGGTTTTTTTAATTATAAGAGATTATAACAACGGTTCTTTTGCCGTTGATTACGATCTAGCAGACTTTGCAGCTAATTCAGCTACATGGTCAGGTGTTATCGGAGGTGTTGCTCATACTGGAACTGTTACAGCTTTTAATACTCCAGACTTTTCTAATGCAAGCCCTGCAGCTAACGCTACTCAGTATGTTTCAAGCGGAAGTGTAAAATATACAGACTGGGCATTTAACGTTACAACAGCGCCTACATACACTGGAGGCCAAGTTGCCTTTACTGAGTTCACTTTCTTAACAGGTGCTACTCAAATAGAAACACAGGCTATAGGTACACTTAAGGTTACTCGTAATATTGAGGTACCGGATGGTGATGTTACTATAGGTACGTTATCACCTATAACAGACCCACATAACCTTACGGTATATGGTGATATAAAATTACCTACAACTGAAAGTCGTATAAAATTTGGTGGTGATACTAATAATGTGCTTATGAGCACAGATGGTAGTGATCTTACTGTTTCAGGAACTGGAACTGGATCTAACCTTATTACAAACGCAACTAGATTTACAAAAGATATAGTAAAAGACACTAATGCTACTTCTACTGACGGTAGAACCATTATGGGTCAAAATACATTTACAGCAATAGCTACAGATGGCACAAGAGGTGTACTTTCAAATGCTGGAAGCGTACTACAAGATGCATCTGGAACTGCTTTAGCCGTACAACAAGTATCAGGTAATGCAGCACAGGGTACTTTAACAAATAGAGGATATCTTTCTTCAATAAAAGTTGATGATAACTGGTTTCAACTTCCAGCATTATCTTCTGGAGTTGCAGAAGCATTACCAGGACTAAGCGAAACTTTAGCTGGTCCACCAATAGCAATAACAACAGGCCGTTTTTTCTACGGTATACAAAATGCAGCAGGAGCTTTATTTCAAACTGCAACAACCCCACCATCTTTATCAACAGCAGAAAGCATAGCGCAAGACGTTACTTCTTTTGCTGTAGACACTGGCAATCAAACTAACTTTGCAGCTTATTTTGCAAATGTACCTACTGGTCAGAGTTTATACTTTGTAGACAGTACGTATACAACTGCTTTTCCAGCAGCTGGAGGTCAATTACTTGATGCATCAATAAATATGTATTTAGTAGTTGCATATGATACCGCAACTTACATTGCTACTTTTGGTAGACAAGGTTATGGTACTTTAAATATATCTACAAGTGCTTTGAATATAGATTCAGAGGTTGTTAAGTTTAATAGTATACCACAAGCTGCTAAAACAAATTATATGTATTATGATACAGCTACAAAAGCTATATCTCATAATCCACTTAGTGTTTTAGGATCTGCAAATGGTGCTACATATACATTTGGTGGTAATACTAATGTACCGGTTGTATCAATTGATTTTGATAACTTTATAATATCAGCACCAGCTAATGGTGTTGTAACCTTAAAACAAGGTTATACTTTTGGTGGTGCATTAACGGTAGACACAACAGTTGTTAATTTTAATCATTATATATTAAGTAATATTACTGCAGATAGAACCGTAACTCTTCCAGCGGGTGTAACTGGTCAAAGCATAAAATTCACTAACATGTCACAATTAGACGCTAATGGTCTACCTGTAACTTACGAAGAAGAAAATGCTTTCGTTTGGAAGCTTGATCCAAATGGAACTGAAAAAATAATGAGAGCTTCAGAGTTAGTTTTAGATGCATCAACTCAATCATTTGAAATATTCTATTCTGTCGCTGCTGACGGATGGATACTAAACTAACAATATGGGACTTACAATAGATCTACCAAGCGCTGGCCTTCTAGGAATATCCGGCGCGCAAGCCTTTGAAATAACGGCTAATACCACAATGGGTATTAATAAAATATATGTTTGCAAGCAAGCAGCACCTTTTACCGTAACATTACCAGCAACAGTAACAGCTGATGGTGGTGAAATTCTTATTAAAAAAGTAGGAAATCAAACAGTTACAATAGCTGCAGCAAATATCGAAGGAACAAATCAAACAATAGAAATAACAAACAACCAGGCAATACGTTTAGTATATGTAAATGCTACTTTTGGTTGGTTAATAACTTAAGCTATGGCAAACGCAAAAACATTTTACCCAGGCGCTACAGCGACTAACACAATAAACAATGCTACAGATGCTGCATTAGCTACATTAGCCACTACAGCCACTACTGCAACAGTTGGTAATTCTGTAGATGATCAAAATTCAGCCTCAAACGTTTTAGTTTGGACTGGAGATGCAACTGCTTATGCAGCTGTAAGCCCTAAAGACGCTAATACACTTTATTTCGTAACCTAATGCCAATATATAAAGGAAGTAACGAAGTTTCCAGTGGTAACCTAAGAAAAGGATCAACTGAGATACAGAATGGTTATAAACAAACCGATCAGTTCTATGTAAACACATTAGCAATTACAATTAATTTTGTAGATGCTATTTCTGGTGCTACTATGAGTACAACTCAGTTTTCATCAATAGGAACTCCTGGTGCATCATTTTCTTCTTTTACTAGAACTATAACTACTGATAGTGGTAGAATATTTAACGGTACAGTTACCGTTGCTGAAGCTGGAGACAGTGGAAACAATGTTAATGCTTCTATAAGCGGTCAAGGATCTACTACAGCAACTTTAAATGTTAGCGGTACGTATCCAACTCAAGGAGTAACAGTTACTTTGACAGTAAACGGAGCAACACAAGTACAATTACCAAACCTTGTTGTTACAAATAATGGTGCTTATCCTACAACAACAACTAGCAATGGTTCTGCTTTAGGAACATACAATTGGTCTGCAAGTGCAGATTCTGGTTGTGTTGGTGGAACTACAGGTTCAGGTACTCAAAATGCTGGTAGTGGTAATAGTGATACATGGTATGGTTATAATAGACCCAATTTAGCAGGCGGAGCTTATGGAAATGGCTGCGGTGTTACTTGTAACGCTTCATTTAGTTCTAGCAAATCTGGATATAATAGTGGTTCAACTAATTTTAGTGACACAGGTGGCTTTCCACAGTCATCAGGAACAGTTACAGCTAATGTATTGTGTTTAGGTTATAGTTATTCAGGAACTTACATTGGTTTTACTAGTTGTCCAGGTGGAATTTATCCTGCAGCTCGTTCAGGGGTGTCTGTATCAGCAACATGTTCAGGTACTAATTGTAATCCAGCAAGTAATCCTCCAGCAGCAAATTCATGCTTTGGTTCATTTAGCTCACCTACTGTAGATACTAATAATTTCAATTTGAGTGGAAGTCCTAACGTTAGTGGTTTAAGTAATGGAGGTTCTCAAGACGTAACATTTGGAGTATCTGGTATAACGGCACAATGGACTATAGTTTGTCCAGGTGGAGGTGCGGGTATGAGTGCAGCACAATTAGTAGCAAATTGTACTCTTCAGCAAAACGGAACTAATATAACTATCGTTACAGCTCCTGTTGTAACTGGAGCTTCTGGAGCTTGTTCAGTAGCAAATCCACCTTTAGTATGTGGTGGTGGAAGCTGGAGTAATCAAAATGGAAGTCCAACGCCGACTAATAATTTAGGATGCACTAGGCCTCCTTGTCAATAATTAAATTAAATTAAATTAAATAAAATGGAAATAAAAATTTTTACAAAAGATGATTGTAATTTTTGCGATCAATTAGATATACCAAAAAAAATCCAAACAACTACATTTAATATAAGTAGTAAAAAGTATAGAGGATTTACACCAGAAAATGTGCCTATGTTGCAATACGAGGGTTTAAGTTTTCAAGGACCAGAAGTAATAAATAAAGTTTTAAACCTAGTAAGAAACGCTCAGGATGGCTACTATAAGCGATAAAGGTTTTGGTGATACTGTTGAAAGATTTACTTCGTCCACAGGAATAAAAACAATTGTAAAATCTATATTTGGCAACGGTTGTGGATGTGATGAACGTAAAGAATGGTTAAACAAAAAAATACCTTATAAAAAATAAAAAATGGCAAATTTAACACAAATAATAGGTGGTCAACCGTACTACAGTGCAACAGCTGGTAATGAAAAGAATAATTTATTAGACTTTTGGAAAGGAACACAGGCTCAGTATAATGCTTTGAAAAAAACAAGTGCTATATTAGCCACAGCTCCTACAAGTGCTACAAGTCTAGCATTCACAGGCTTTACGGCTCCAAATCCATTTGTTGTAGGAGATTCTGTTTACGTAACTGGAACAACTGGTAGCAATACTACTAGAACTGTAGCTACAGTAACAGCAATACCAACGGCCACAAGTGTAACCGTATCAATAGCTGCATACACTTCTACAGCTACAACTGGTTATACTATAGACAGTTACTTACCAGAAACCGTATACTTAATAACAGCAACGTAGTATGCCATTAAATTTATCAAACAACGCTTTAGCCGCTTTAAAAATAGGTGAGAAAAATATCTTAAATGCTTATGTGGGAATTAATCAAATATTTCCTAATGAGTCATCTATAACTGCGGCAGCATTTGATAATGCTGGTTCTAATATAACAAATGCAGTTCAAAACCAACCATATACAGTATCCGGAGACGTTGGATCTTCATTTACTGTATTAGGTTCTTTAGGTGCAACTGGTCTTGCTGGTACTCAAGTGCTATCGGTAAGTCCAACAACATATCAATTAGCTATTGCAGCTAACGGAGCTTGTGGTGCTGGTGTTAGAAACCCTACTGCAACAATATCAACTCAAGGTAGCACTGCATTTGATCCTGTTGGTTTAACGACAACAAGTAATGTTATTCAAGCTGCTGGACCAGTAAATGTAACTGTTACTGGCGGTCATACTATAGCTGTAGCTTCTGTAATAACTAGAAATACTGTTACAATAGGTGGTCAAGTTAATTGGTCTACTGGATCTAAATTTTCAATAGTATGGACAACAGCTGCATCTAATTCTCCAACAAAACAAGTTGTATCAGAAATTAGTGGCTCAGGTGGAACTTGGTCATCTCCTTCATCTTACTATAGTGTTGATGCGGGTGGTCAATCTGTTACATCTGATACAGCTTTTCAAACTAGTGAAAGTGGAGCTTCTGCAGAATGGACTTATACAGGTTCTTATGCTCCTTCTTTTAACTTTCAAGTTACAAAAACATCAACAGTACCATGTGCTACTGGTCTTAATACTCAAGCTACTGGAAATCAATTTCCATAAAAAAACAATATGGCAAGAATAAAACTTTATCCCAATGATACTGCTATAACTGGTGGTGATAAACTTGTTGGGACTGATATAAACGGTAATGCTACTAAAAATTACCAGGTTGAAGAACTTGCACAGTATTTTGAACAAAGCGGTAATGCATTATTTCAATATAACTTTGCTGGAACTTACAGCACTGAAGTAATAAACACAGGAGAGTATAGATATCAAGTAGATCCAAGTGCACCAATTATATATAACTGGGCACAGATAACTGGAATAGCTATAAGTAGGTTTAACAGAAACGGAGAAGATGTTACGCCTATGGTACCTCATTTAGTTAATCAACTAATTAGAATACTAGATATAGGAACTTCCACTGATAAAGGTTATGGTTTATTTAGAGTTAAAAGCTCTTCAACAAAACAATCTGGTGAAGCTTTTCTTTTTTCATTAGAACCTCAAGGAGCTTCTGGATTAGTTGGCAATGATATCATATCTCTTCAACCATTTGGAGGTGAAGGTTTTGAATATGATCAAGATTTTCCAAATCCATTATCAACATGGGTAATACAACATAACTTAGGTAGATTTCCAAGTATAACTACTGTAGATTCAGCTGGTAGCGAAATCACAGGTGCTGTAACTTACAATAATGAAAACAAAATAACAGTAGTATTCAATTCCGCAACAAGTGGTAATGCATATTTAAACTAAAAAAAATGGCAATAAATTTTTTAAACAATCTTGATTTAAACAAGAATCAGCTACAAAATGCTGTAATACAGGTGCTAGCAACTGCACCCGCTAATGCTGTCGCTGGCCAGATATACTATGACTCTACGGATAATAATATATACTTTTACAATGGAACAGCTTGGTCTTCTTTTTCTGGTGATATTACTGAAATTTCAACAAGTACAGCTAATCAATTAACTGTAACAAACGGAACAGGTCCTATAGTTCAATTGGCTATAGTAACTGCTACAGTTGCAAATAATAGTACAGCACTTGCTACAGGGGATCAGATATATGACTTTGTTGTAGGTACACCTATAAGCTCATTAGCTACAGCTACTGCTAATGTGGACATGGGTAGTAATAAAATTATAAATGTTACTGATCCTGCAGCCGCACAAGATGCAGCAACAAAAGCATATGTTGATAATGCTGTTGTTGGTGGTTTAACTTATAAAGGCGGATATAATGCGTCTACAAATACACCTGATTTAGATTCATCTACAAGTGCAGCAACTTATACTATAACAGTTCAAGCAGTAGCTGCTGGTAATAGATATTTTATAAACGGTATACAGCAACAAACTTTAACGCTAATACCAGGAACTGCATACACTATAAATCAAGATGATGCTAGTAATGCACCGCATCCATTGTTATTAAGTACAACAAATGCTGCAGCTGGTGTTTACAGTACTGGAGTTGTTTATTATTTAGACGGTGCTGTAGTAACTTATAATGCTTACATAAGTGGATTTGCGGCAGCAACTGCAAGAAAAATAACTGTAACTTTACCAGTTGGTGTACCAAGCTTAAATTATATATGTTATTACCATTTAAATATGGGTAGCAATGTAAGTAGTGGAAATATTGCAATAGCTGTAGGAGATACTTACACAGTTACTGTAGATGGTTTATTCTTCTCAGAACAAGTAAGGATAGGAGACTTTTTAATTGCGGAAGTAGCAACGGCCGCAGCAGCTGGTAGCGCATTGGCTAACTGGACAGTTGTTCAGAGTAATATAGACATAGCTACCGCAGCGGCCACCTCAGGCGCCGCTATAAAAGGTATATCTGGTTATGATTCAGCTAGTTTTACAGTAGACACAGCTGGTTGGGTGCAACTTGCACCTAAGACATTTACCACATCAATAGGTAATGGATCAGCCCTGTCATATACAATCACACATAATTTAAATAATTTTGACGTTATAGTACAACTTTATGATCTATCAACTTATGACACAGTGTATGCTGATGTTGTAAGAACTAGCGTCAATGTTGTAACTGTAAGTTTTACAACAGCGCCTACAACAAATGATATAAGAGTACTTATTCAAGAAATATAATATATGGCCACTAAGTTTAAAAATTCGGTAGAAATTGATGGTTATCTATCAATATCAAGCGGGAACTGGATCCAAGTACCTGATGGTACAACGGCTCAGCGCCCAGGTTCGCCTGCAGTTGGTATGTTTAGGTATAATACAACTACTGATAAATTTGAAGGATACTTTGGCTCAACTCCAGCTTGGGGTGAGATAGGTGGCGGCGGTGGTGGTGGTACTGTTACTGAAGCATTTAAAACATTTGCTGTATCAGGACAAACTAGTATTGTAGCAGATGGTCCTACGGACACTTTAACAGTGGCAGCTGGTAGTAATATAAGTTTAACTACAAATGCTGCAACAGACACGCTTACAATCGCTTCTACAGGAGGATCTGGTGGTGGTACAGTAACGATACAAAGAAACAACTATACTGGTAACGGTTCAACCGTTGCTTATGGTGTTTCGTCTACTATAGTATCTGAAAATAATATACAGATATATATAGATGGTGTTTATCAAGATAAAGATGGCTTTACTACAACTGGTAGTACAGTAACATTTGGTACAGCACCTCCAACGGGCGCTGAAATAGAAATAATGCACTATGTTGCAGTTGATGGTGTAATTGAAGTTGATGAATTTGTAGGCGATGGTACTACAATTAACTTTGCTACATCACTTTCTATAATTAATGAAGATGCAACACAAGTATATGTAAGTGGTGTTTATCAGTCTAAATTAACTTATGGAACCACAGGCAATGTAGTTACATTTACAACAGCACCACCAAACGGTGCTAATATAGAAATAGTTCATATAAAAGCCTTAGCTTTAAGTGGATTTAATAAGAATAACTTTGTAGGTACAGGTTCTAAAACAGCATTTACCTTGACAACTACTGTAAATGAAGAGAATATGACCTTTGTATTTTTAGAAGGTATATACCAAGATAAAAGTACATATGCAATATCAGGTACAACACTTACGTTTGCAACAGCACCTCAAAATGGTTACAATGTAGAGGTAATGGTATTAGGTGCTATATCAGCATCGACTAATGCTTTATATACAGATACTTTTACAGGTAATGGATCAACAACGGCATATGCTCTTGGCATAACACCAGTTGATTTAAATGCTATTGATGTATACTTAAACGGTTTGTATCAAAACGTAAGTACATTATCATTATCAGCAAATACAGTTACTTTTGCTACAGCACCACCAAGTGGTGTTATAATAGAAATAAGATCTGTAGGATTCTTAAATTCAGGTGGTACTTTATCACCTGCAACTTTAACAGGTGGTACAGGAATTAATGTTACAACTAATTCACCTAACAACTTTACCATAGCACAAAATATAACACCTAATGTAATATCTACAAATACTACAGCAGCAACAGGAAGAGTTTATATATTAACTGCTAGTTTAGCTTTAACACTTCCAGCAGGTGTTTTAGGAGAAAGTTTACAAATAAGTAATAGATCTGCTGTTGAAACATGTACAATTGTACCAGCTGGATCAGATAAAATAATGGGTAGTGCAACTACAATGACATTAGATACAGCTGCTGCTAGCTTTGAATTAATATTTACAGGAACAGCTCAAGGATGGGTAATAATAGGACAATAATATGAGTAATTTTACAGATTTTTTTCCAGCAGCAGGAGGTGGTGGTGGTATTGGACAAACAATAACAGTAGGAGATTATAGTTATCCTAACGCACAAAGTTTAGCTACTTTTACAGGCCATAAACTTACAGTTTTTGCTAGTAGTAATGGTACTGGTTCTGCTATTAGTAATTTAAATAATCAAATGTCTAGCTTAACTCAGCCAGCTGGAACAATGTATGTAAAAAGATTAGCTACTGCCGACACTTATGAAACTGTTGCAGATATTACAAGCTCTACTAATGGGGGTGGTTGCTATGGAATATTAGGTTGGATGGGCGATGTTAATACAGCAGCAAATAAAAATTGGACAGCTAGAATAACATTAGATGGAGGAACAGCTACAGAATACGCTTTTGCTCCAGTACCATATACAGATACAAGACGTAATTTTGTAGCTATGGGACAAGCTTGGATTCTTGGAAGTCTTTATCAATCTAGCCCATATGGTGCTATTTCATCTAGAACTCAAATGATTGGTGGAAATGGAGTAAATCCTTTATATAATTATTATGACGCTACAACAGGTGGATATACTAATCAAAACAATTGGGATAGTGGTGCAATAAAAGTAAGTTTTGATATGATAGATGCAGTTACTGCTTCTATGCAGGGATTGCCTTATTTATATTTTACTACTTCATTAAAAGTTGAAATGAAAGTTCAAAACGCTTTAGTAATAAGTAATGCATATGCGGGAGCATCAATATTAGAATTTTAAAAAATGGCATTAACAAAATTAACACAAAACCTAATAGACGGAAATTTTGGTACCGAATGGGTATCAACTATCCAGACAAGTAATTTTACAGCAGTAGCTAGTAAAGGTTATTTTGTTAATACAACTAGTCAAGTTTTATATGTAAACTTACCCGTAGGTGTTGTGGGTGCTGAAATAGTAATACAAGACTATGCTGGTACATTTGCAACTAATAAAGTTATACTCACTGCTAATGGTTCTGAAAAGATTCAAGGTGTAACTACTGGCGGCGAAATAACAACCAATAATGCTACTGCTACATTAATATACCAAGATGCAACTAGAGGCTGGACATCACAAGATGTTTCTTTAGTATCATTACTTGTTGCGACTACATATTTAGTAGTTGCTGGCGGTGGTGGTGGTGGTGGAGCTGGTGGTGGTGGTGGAGGTGGTTTATTAACCGGTACACATAATTTTTCAAAAGCTACAAATTATCTTTTAACGCTTGGAAACGGTGGCGCTGGAGCTACTAATGGTAATGATATCAAAGGAACTAATGGAAGTAATGTTTCTTTAGCATCTATTGCAATTGCGATAGGTGGTGGAGGTGGCGGTGCTTACGGCTATAATGTAACTGGAAGTCAAGATGGTTTAGCAGGTGGTTCTGGTGGTGGTGGTGGTTTCCGTGCTGGTGTTCAAGCTCAAGGTGGAGCTGCGTTACCAGCAGGCAATGCTCAAGGAAAAGTTGGAGGAACAACAAACGATGTTGCTAGTAATCCATACAATTCTTCTGGTGGTGGTGGAGCTGGTGCCCCTGGATCTTCAGATTCAGGAGTTAGTTCAGGTAACGGAGGCATAGGTATTGCTTCAAGTATTAATGGAACTAACTATTACTTTGCTGGCGGCGGTGGAGGTGGCGCTCAAGGAAGTTCTACATATTCCGGGAATGGTGGTAATGGTGGAGGTGGCGGTGGCGCTAATTATTCAAGTTCAGCAAGAGCAGGAACTGGAGGTTCTGGTTTAAATTCTGGAGGAAATGGTAGTGGTCCAGATGTTAGTTCTATTGGTGGTGCTGGTGGTGCTAACACCGGTGGTGGTGGTGGTGGTATGGGTGTATCAGTGCAACAAGGAGGTGCTGGTGGATCAGGAATTATAATACTTCGTTATCCAAGCTCATATACAATATCTGGATTATCAGGTACAACAACTACAGTAGGAACTGATAAAGTAACAACTTTTCTAACAGGAACAGGAAATATACAATTTAACGACAATTAATGGCACAAACTAAACCTAAAGCAGGGCAATTCTACGGCGTATCAGATAACGGTACAGATGGTGAGTTTTTACAAACCGACGGTACAGGTGGTATGGCTTGGGCAAGTCCTATAACTAACCCTACAATAACGTCTATTGATTATCCAGGAACAGCTACTGCAGCAAATCCTGCTGGTGGTGAAAGTGTTATTATTAATGGTACTTTATTTGCTTCAGGTATAACATGTACAGTAGGCGGAACAACAGTTACAACAGTTTTTAATTCAGCTACACAAATTACAATCAATACACCAGCTAAATCAGCTGGCGCATATGCGGTTGCAGTAACTAATTCCAACGGTGGTACAGCTTCACAAGCTAACTTTATACAATATAGCGGTATACCAATATGGACAACTGCAGCAGGTAATATAGGTTCTGTAACAGAAGCAGCAGCGGCTTCTTTTCAAGTAACAGCCACTGAAGGTACTGATACCATAGAATATGCCGTAACAACAGGAACTTTACCAACAGGTTTATCTCTAGCAACAGCTACAGGAGCTATTACAGGAACAGCACCTGCTGTGTCAGCAGATACGACAACAACATTTAGTATTACAGCTACAGACGATGAAAATCAAACTAGTGCTGTAAGATCTTTTAATATAATAGTTACAAATGATGCACCTAGCGATCATTTTGCGCCTTATATATACACAGGTAATAGTGGTACACAAAATATTACTTTAAATTTTAAACCAGATTTAGTTTGGATAAAAGAAAGGGGCGCAGCTGAAAAGCATATTTTAACAGATTCAATTAGGGGAACAAACAGTCAACTTTCCTCAAATAGTGAAGACGGTGTAACAACTTACTCAAGTAACGTAACTTCTTTTAATTCTAACGGTTTTACATTAGGCTCTGCAACTGATTCTAATGGTAATAATAATACGTTTGTTGCTTGGAATCTTAAAGCCGGAGGAGCTGCTGTAGCAAATACTAATGGAACTATTGATAGTCAAGTTAGTGTTAATAATACTTTAGGATTTAGTATTGTAAAATATACAGGTAATAACACAGCAGGAGCTAAAATTGGACACGGACTAAGTTCTATTCCAGAATTAATAATTGTAAAAAATCTTGGGAGTAACAATTGGTGTGTTTATAGTTCAGGAATAGGAAATACAAAATATTTACGATTAAACTCGACCCAAGGAGAAGCAACTGCAAATGATAGATGGAATAATACTACTCCAACTTCAAGCGTATTTACAATTGGTAGTGATGGGGAAGTAAACAATAATGCCAATAACTATATAGCATATACTTTCGCATCAAAAGCAGGTTTTAGCAAAGTAGGCTCTTACACCGGAAATGGAAGTTTAACATCAATTGTTACAGGATTTGAACCTTCATTTTTAATGATTAAAAGAAATAGTGGAAGTGGGTCGTGGATAATGTTAGATGATAAGAGAGATACATCAAACCCAAGAACTAAATTTTTAACAGCAAATACAACTGACGCTGAAGGAGATGCAGCTTCTATAAATGTTGATTTTTTAGCTAATGGGTTTACTGTAGATGGAAACAATGCCGACATTAATAATGGAACCTACATCTACCTAGCTTTTGCAGCTGACGGTACTACATCAACACCTACTTTAGCTAAGAGTTTTGCTCCCGAAATTTATACTGGAAATGGTGGAACACAATCCATAACTACTGAATTTAAACCAGATTTTACTTGGATAAAACAAAGATCAACTCCAAACAGAGATCATATGTTATTTGATAGTGTTCGTGGTCCTTTACCTAATCCAAAAATTCTTTACGCAAATCTTAGTGGAATTGCGGATCCAGGGGCTGCTGAATATTTATCAACCTTTAATAATAATGGATTTACAATAGGAAATTCTAATTATACAGGTGCAAGTGGAAAAGATTACGTTGCTTGGAGCTGGAAAGCTGGAGGTATAATATCTATAAACACAGATGGATCTATTACAAGTTTAGTTAGCGCAAATCAAGCTGCTGGATTTAGTATTGCAAAATGGACAGCTAATTCAACTACACTTACCGCAGGTCACGGACTTGGTGTAATTCCTGATTTAGTGATTTTAAAAGTAACAACAACTACTGACTCTTGGTTTGTAAATTCATCAGTTTTGACAAATCAAACAGATAGAGCTATAAGATTAAATGAAACTAGTGCTGAAGAAACAAATTCAGGATTTTGGAATAATACAGCACCAACATCAACAACTATTTCTGTAGGAAATGGAGTTTCTGTAAGTGGACAATCTTATATTGCCTACTCTTTCAAATCAATAACAGGTTACAGCAAAGTGGGCACTTATACCGGAAATGGAACTGCTGGTCATAATATAACAACAGGATTTGCAGCTGGTTTTTTAATGATTAAACGAACTAGTGCTACCGGTAATTGGTATATGTTTGATAATAAAAGAACAACAGGAGTATATTCAGATCAATTAATAGCAAATACAAATGGATCAGAAGCAACAGGTACTTATGTTAGTATAAATGCAACTGGCTTTGCGTTAAATACAGCTGCAAGTGGTTTAAATGACTCTAGCGCTAAATTTATATACTTAGCAATAAAAGAAAATTAATAAAAAATGGCTTTAACAAAAGTAACAAGTAATGTACTAGCAGACAATGCTGTAACAACAGGTAAAATCCTAGATTCAAATGTGACTTCAGGTAAGTTAGCAGCAAGTAGTGTTACTAGCGCTAAGGTAGGTACAGAGTTTATAACAAGCTCTGTATTGACACCAGCAGGTACTATTAATGTAGACTATACAGCAGCTCAAGTATTTACATTGACGCCTAATGCTGCAACTACACTTAATATAACTAATCCTGTAATCGGTGTAACTAAAAACATAATAGTAACTGGTGCAGGCGGGTCATATGTAATAGCTTATACTGTTGGCGGATCAGCTGGTACATTTAATAAAATATCTGGTACCTATGACGATACATCTGCAAAAAAGAATTTTATACAAATCACATGTGTTAGTGCTACTGAATTCTGGTACACTATATCACAAATAGCAACATAGTATGTTTGGACAAAGCTTGTTATCAGGCGCTTTTGGTGGCGCGGCGTGTACAACAGACACAGATCAGTTATTTACATCAGATGTAACAGCTACATCTATAGCTACATACCAGTTAAACAATGCTACAACTTCTATTCCTAGCAATACATATCCTGGAACATTTACAAATGCAGCGTATGCAACTGGTAAATTTGGTAATGCAGCTTCTTTTAGTGGGAATGGTTATATTCAAACAGGTCTTCCTGGATCAATATTTAACACAAATACCTTTTCTATTTCGTTTTGGTACAAAAGAACTACTTCTAGTCAGTTTGAATATATATTAGGAACAACTGACACTGGTATTTTAAATGGATTTGCAATTGGAGTTTATGATTCTAGTGGTGGATATAGGTTTGATATTATAACAAGAAACGGGTCTTCTACTTTAGGAAGATATCAAGGAGGTGGAAATGTATTAAATGTATGGACAAACATAGTGATGTCAGTTAATAATAACGAATGGACATTTTACCAAGATGGTTCGTTAATGAGTGATAGATCAGGTTATACTCAACCAATGGATGGTGACACATATAATAACTCCAATCCTTTATATTTAGGAAGAGCAGGAGCGTATGCCACTGAACCACTGACTTCATCATATTTAGACCAAGTAAGAATTTTTAACACAGCTTTACCACAAGGCGCTGTAACAACTTTATATAACGAAACAGTTGCAACATCAAGTTCAGCTAGTATTAATTATGCAAATGCTAATCCTAATAGTATTGCATACTACAAAATGTCAAATGCTTCAGATCAGCTTGGTAATTACAATGGTACAGCTACTAATGTAAACTTTAATACTGAAGGTAATTTTGGATTTGCTGGAAAATTTAATGGTAGTGATAGTTATGTTTCACTACCTGCAGGTGTAAATAAAAATAATAATTTTAGTTGGTCGTTTTGGATAAAATTTAATACTTTAACTCTATATGATACAACCATTGGATTTCAAAATACTTATAGAAATTATTTAGATATTACAGCGAGTGGTGCTCTTCATTTTTATGACGGAGTGAGTTTATACTCGCCCGCATCCACTGTTGCTACATCAACTTGGTACAATATTGTTATAACTAAAAGTTCTTCTACAGGAAGAAAAATGTATGTAAATAGTTCAGAAGTTGCAAGTGATTCAAGTACAGCAAATTCTATTGCTGGTGGGTCTGGCGGACTGAATTTAATAGGGGCGTATCAAAGTGGGAGCGGTTTTGCTTACTATACAGATAGCTCAATAGACCAAATACGAATATACGACTCAGCTATATCAGCAGCTGATGTAACTACGCTTTACAATGAAATTGAATGTCCAGCAGCTACTATAGTTAATAGTTTTAATACTGTTGTGTATACTGGTAATGGTGGAACTAATCCAATTTCTACAGTAGGATTTAAACCTGATTTTACTTGGATAAAACAAAGAAGTGGAACAAGATGGCACGAATTATTTGATTCTATTAGGGGTGTAACAAAAAGAATAAATTCAAACGTAGCAGACGCACAGGGAACTGCATCTACAAGTTTAACTTCATTTGACACAAATGGATTTACTTTGGGAAATGATTTAGATGGTAATGAAAATGGACAAACATTTGTTGCTTGGAACTGGAAAGGTTCAGGAATAACTGATACAAATACAGATGGTACTATAACAAGTAGCGTATCTGCAAATAAAGAAGCTGGATTCAGTGTTGTAAGGTATACAGGAAATGCAAGTCCATCTACCGTAGGTCATGGGCTCGGAAAACCTGCAGAATTAATTTTAGTTAAAGTTACATCTGCCAGTGCAAGTTGGGCAGTTTATTCTGAGCCAACAGGAATAAATAAATATCTTGAATTAGACAATGCAGGCTTATCATCTAACTATTCTAATTATTGGGGACCAGCTGCACCTACAAATAGTGTGTTTGGTGTTGTTGATGGAAATTTTAATAATAATTCATCTGGTGCTACTTTAATCGCCTATTGTTTTGCATCAATACCGGGTTACAGTCGCGTAGGTTCTTATATCGGAACAGGAGGTAGCCTTACTGTGTACGTTGGATTTGAACCTTCTTTTGTTATGATCAAACGAACTGATGCTGATGGTAATTGGGTAATTGTTGATGATAAAAGAGCAAATGGAGATAATAGATTATATGCAAATTTAAGTAATGCAGAAGATGCTGGTCAAGGTGAATCATTTACTTCAACTGGTTTTTCTCCAAGACAAAGTTCTACTAATGATACAAATATTTCAGGAGGAACTTATATATACCTTGCAATAGCTTAAATTAAATTAAATGAGTGAAAAAAAGAAATCTTTTAAAGATACAGGTGTCGGACGGTTTTTAATCGAAAAGGCACCGAGTATTCTAGGAATGGTCGGCGATGCAATATTGCCAGGGAACGTAATATCAGAACTAATTAGCGGTAACTCAAGTTTATCTGAAAACGATAAACAAGTTGCGCTAGAGAAATTAAGAATAGAAAGAGCCGAAATAGACGGCACAACCAAAAGATGGGTAGCAGATGCTCGAAGCGGAAATTGGCTTGCATCCAATGTTCGTCCATTGGTTCTTGTATTTTTAACAATATCATATGTTATAGGGTGGTACGCCGGCTATTCACTGGAATCAGTAACTTCACTTTTAACTATAGTCATAGGAGGCTATTTTGGTTCTCGCGGCGTCGAGAAAGTATTTGGAAATAATAAACATAAACAATGATACAAGATTTGAAGATCTTTGGAATAAACGTAGGAGCTGTGCTATTTTCATTCGCACCGGAAATAAACACAGTGTTACAGACAATAGTTTTATTGTTATCTATAGGATATACTATATTGATGATAATAAAAAAAGCACAAGAATAAAATGAAATATTTTAATGAGAACAATAAACGAAGCAATTATACATTACAGCGCTACACCAGAAGGAAAACCTTTTGATGTTGAAGACATTAGAGACTGGCACGTCAATGGTAATGGATGGAGTGATGTAGGTTATCATTATGTGGTTAAATTAGATGGAACTGTTCAAGAGGGTAGACCTATAAATAGAACAGGTGCACACTGCAAAGGACATAATAGACGTACAGTAGGTATATGTTACATAGGTGGAAATATTAAAAAAGGAAAAGACACTAGAACAGAAGAACAAAAAGATGCATTAGTTATGTTACTTATTGATCTTATAAAAAAATATAATATAAATAAAATATCAGGTCATAATCAGTATTCAACTAAAGAATGTCCTGGTTTTGATGTACCAAGTGAGTATTCTCACTTAATATAAAATTAAATTAAATGGCAAAGTTAATAAGAAAAATAAGTATTGGTTCTGATTATAAGAACGAAGCAATGCATTACGCAGTAGGTCAAGAAGTATATGGTGGACATAAAATTTCTGACATACTAGAAGACGAAGGATCATATAAAATATTTATAACTAAAAACAAAGAGATACTACCGTGGAAGCACTTTAATTCTAACATGGCGGTATCTGTTGAATATAATTTAGATTATTAATGCAAGCACTTTTTAATTATATCATATCTACTGAAAATCGCTATAATAATGCGATTAAAATCGACGAAAAAGAATTAATTGTTAATACTGAAATTACAGAACGTGACCATATTTTTGTTAACCGTATCGGTACTGTTGTTAGTTGCCCTATTTCGGGACAATCATTGATAAAAGAAGGTGATGAAGTTATACTACATCACAATGTTTTTAGAAGATGGTTTGATGCCCATAGAGAAGAAAGAAATTCAGCTAGTTATTTAGATGAAAACATGTATTCAGTTATGCCTGATCAAGTTTTTGCTTATAAAAATAAAGATGGATGGAATTGTTTACCTGAATATTGTTTTGTTAAACCTATTTATAAAGATGACGAATGGGCGCTTAAAACAGACGAAAACTTAAAAGGCATACTTACATATAGCAATGACATATTAAGTTCTTTAGGGATGTTCCCTGGAGACGTAGTGGGGTTTACGCCAAACTCAGAATATGAATTTAATATAGACGGCCAAAAACTTTATAGAATTTTATCAAATCAAATAACAATTAATTATGGATCGAAGAGAAAGAGTAGTTAAAGCATCTGAAGTTGCATTAGTTGAATTAGAAAAAGTTATAAGACAAAATATTGATTTAGTTGAACTAGATCCTGAAAAAGCAAAGACAGCAGCTCAAGCCAAATGGGTTGCTATAGAAGATTCTTTAAAGATAATAGAAAAAATAGAAGAACTTTCAGGTGCGAAAGATATTAAAGAAAACAAAGAAGCTTTTTTTGGTGTTGAAAACAGAATAAAATAATGTATAAACAAACGTTATATAAAGTTCTTACTGATCATTTATTAGATAAAAAAGTAAAGAATTTAAACAGATATAAAAAATTTGCTTATGGATATAATCAAGATTTAGATTGTGTTGTTATAAGTAAAGATGGAACTATAGGTGATATATATGAAATACAAGGTCTTAAGGTAGCTATACCTAAAACTCCAGAAAAAGTAAATGGAGAAGATTTAAAAGTAGAAAATCAATATTTTAAAATTCGTAATAAACCTAATTCTTTAATTAAAATAAAAACTATTTATGATTTTAAGGAAGTTAATGAAAAAGATAAAGAACAATATTACCCATATATTGATGCTGAATTTAATTATCGTAACGATGGTTATTGGTTCATGTGCAACGGTTCCGCGAACTACATTACAGGATCGCACTATGTATATCTCACTTGGACAAAGATCGACGTTGGATCGCCTGATTTCAGGCAGGCAAACAGAATATTTTACTACTTTTGGGAGGCATGCAAGGCTGACAAGAGGTCTTATGGGATGTGCTACCTTAAGAACAGAAGGTCTGGATTTTCTTTCATGGCATCATCTGAATCCGTTAACCAAGCTACAACTTCAAAAGACTCTAGGTTTGGGATCTTATCTAAGAGTGGAGCAGATGCTAAAAAAATGTTCACAGACAAAGTTGTACCCATTAGCATCAACTATCCATTCTTTTTCAAACCAATACAGGACGGTATGGAACGTCCCAAAACAGAATTATCCTATAAAATACCATCAAGAAGACTTACCAGAAATTCCTTACAGAAAACCAATCAAGAAGAAAAACTTGGAGAAGGGCTCGATACAACAATCGATTGGAAGAACACAGGAGACAACTCGTACGATGGGGAGAAATTACAACTCCTCGTTCACGACGAATCGGGTAAATGGGAGAGGCCCGACAATATCCTCAACAACTGGAGGGTCACGAAAACCTGCCTCAGGCTCGGATCAAAAATAGTTGGAAAATGTATGATGGGATCTACTTCTAATGCTTTAGCAAAAGGAGGAGATAATTTTAAAAAATTATATTACAATTCAGATGTCAACAATAGAAATAAAAATGGCCAGACTTCAAGTGGATTATATTCTTTGTTCTTGCCTATGGAATGGGGTTACGAAGGATTTATTGATAAGTTCGGCTATCCTGTCTTCGAAACTCCATCAAATGAGGTTGAAGGAATTGATGGCGAAAAAATCTATTCGGGCGTTATTGAACACTGGGACAATGAGGTTGATGGTTTAAAAAACGATAGTGATGCTTTAAATGAGTATTACAGACAATTTCCAAGATCAGAAAAACATGCGTTTAGAGATGAAACAATTAATTCGTTATTTAATCTAACAAAAATATATCAACAAATTGATTTTAACGAAGAGATGACCATTAAGGGTTATGTTATTCGAGGAACATTTGCTTGGAAAAATGGAATAAAAGACACAAAGGTTATTTGGGTACCTACTGCTAATGGTAGATTTAAGGTATCTTGGATACCACCAGATGAATTACAAAATAATGTTATAAATAAAAATGGTATTAAATATCCTGGTAATGATGGATTAGGCGCTTTTGGCTGTGATTCTTATGATATATCAGGTACAGTAGGCGGTGGCGGATCAAATGGAGCATTGCACGGGTTAACAACGTTTTCAATGATAAATGATGTTCCTAATAGCAAGTTTTTTTTAGAATATGTTGCTAGACCACAAACTGCTGAAATATTTTTTGAAGAAGTTTTAATGGCTTGTATATTTTATGGAATGCCAATACTAGCTGAAAATAATAAACCAAGATTATTATATCATTTTAAAAGAAGAGGTTACAGAGGTATGTCTATGAATAGACCAGATAAACTTCTTGGTAATTTATCAAAAACAGAAGTAGAATTAGGTGGCATACCTAATACATCTGAAGACATAAAACAAGCACATGCTGCGGCTATAGAATCTTACATAGAAGAATATGTAGGTAGTAATGAAGAAAGTCATGGTAATATGTTTTTTCAAAGAACATTAGAAGATTGGGCTAAATTTGATATATCAAAAAGAACAGCTTATGATGCTTCAATAAGTAGCGGTTTAGCTATAATGGCTTGTAGAAAACATATGTATAGACCTAATGCACAAAGAATAACAAGAAAAATTGATTTTGGATTTGCAAAGTATAAAAATGGCGGATCAATGAGTGAGATAATAAAATAAATATGGCAATAACTACAGGACAATTTCCTACACAATTTCCGAGTCAATCAGTCTCAGATAAAGAAAAAATGTCAAGGGAATATGGTTTATCAGTATCTCGTGCTATTGAGCAAGAGTGGTTCAATAGAGACAGTGGACCAGGAATGTATTTTCAAACTAGAGATGAATTTCATAGACTTAGATTATATGCTAGAGGTGAGCAATCTATTAGAAAATACAAAGATGAATTTGCTGTAAATGGCGATCTTTCTTATTTAAATTTAGATTGGAAACCAGTTCCTATTATACCTAAATTTGTAGATATAGTTGTAAATGGAATGCAAGATAGATTGTTTGATATTAAAGCTTTTGCTCAAGATCCTGTTTCAACTGGAAAAAGAACTAAATTTGTTAATGACGTTCAAAGAGATATTAATGCGCAAGGTTTACTTAAAAGCATTGAGACTCAATTAGGTGTAAATGCTAGAAATGTACCCGAAGAAGATTTACCATCAAATACAGAGGAATTAGAGTTATACATGCAACTTGGTTATAAGCAAGGCATTGAAATAGCAGAAGAACAAGCTATAAATAATGTTTTCTTAACAAACAAATTTCCACAAATAAAGAAAAGGTTTGATTATGATTTAACTGTATTAGGAATAGGTGCTGTTAAAAATACCTTTAATAATACTGATGGAATAAAATTAGATTATGTAGATCCAGCTAATTTAATATGGTCTTATACTGAAGATCCTAATTTTGAAGATTGTTATTATTTTGGCGAAGTTAAAAGATTGCCTGTAAATGAATTAAAAAAACAATTTCCTAGCATAAGTGACGAAGAAATGTCTGAGTTAACTAGAAAAGGATCAAGTTGGGTTGATAATAATTCAGATTTTTCAAGTCAAGCTCGTGGTCAAGGTGATATTGATAACAATAACACTGTAACACTTTTATATTTTAATTGGAAAACATGGGAAAATAATGTTTATAAAATAAAAGAAACATCTACTGGAGCAGAAAGAGCTATAGCTAAATCAGATGAATTTAATCCTCCTCAGGATAAAAGCACAAGATTCGAAAGAGTTGCTACAGCTAGAGAAGTTGTGTATGAAGGTGCTTATGTTTTAGGTACAGATACTTTATTAAAATGGGAAAAAGCTACGAATATGATTCGTCCATCTTCTAATACAAATAAAGTTGTAATGAATTATACTGTTTCAGCTCCAAGAATGTACAAAGGAAACATAACATCTATTGTTTCTAAAATGTGCCCTTACGCTGATTTAGTTCAATTAACTCATTTAAAACTACAGCAAGCCATACAAAGAATGACACCTTCAGGTGTATTTATAGATGCAGATGGTTTAGCTGAGGTAGATTTAGGTAACGGAAGCAGTTATAATGCTCAAGAAGCTCTTAATATGTACTTTTCAACAGGTTCTATTATAGGTAGATCTTTAACGGTAGAAGGTAATCCAAATCCAGGTAAAGTACCTATACAAGAATTACCAGGAAGTGGCGGTGGTCAAATTCAAGTTTTAGTTGGCGCATATAATCAATACATACAGATGATGCGTGATGTTACTGGATTAAATGAAGCTAGAGACGGTTCTGATCCAGATCCAAATGCGCTTGTAGGTGTTCAAAAATTAGCAGCTGCAAATAGCAACACTGCAACTAGACATATATTAAGTTCTAGCATGTATATAACTTTAGCTTTAGCTGAGGCTATTTGTTTAAGATTTAAAGATGTTCTAGAATTTCATCCAACTAAAGAAGCTTTTATAGGAGCTTTAGGCCAATTTTCAGTTGGTTCTTTAGAGGAAATGAAAAATTTACATTTGCATGATTTTGGAATATTTTTAGAATTAATGCCAGATGAAGAAGAAAAATCTTTATTAGAAGCTAATATACAAATGGCTTTGTCAAGAGATAGTATAAATTTAGAAGATGCTATCGATATAAGAGAAGTTAAAAATTTAAAATTAGCTAATCAATTATTAAAGATAAGAAGAATTAGAAAGCAAGGCATGGATCAACAAACTGCTCAAGCAGCGAGTGTTGCACAAGCCAAAGCTCAAGGTCAAGCTCAAGTACAAATAGAAGAAGCTAAAGCTCAAGCAGAGCAAATTAAAACTGAATCAAAAATACAATATAGACAAGCCGATGTTGGATTTGAAATTAAAAAACTAGAGGTAGAAGCTTCTACTAAAAGAGAATTAATGCAATATGAGTATGAACTTAATGTTAAATTAAAAGATTTAGAATTAAGAGCTCAAAAAGAATTAGCTCAAGCTAATAATGAAAATGCCATGCAATTATCCAGCATGAAAGAATCTGGAGCTAACGAAAGAGAGGCTGCTAAAATATCAGCAAGTTCAATAACGGGACCGCCATCTTCAGGAAAAACTAAAAAATCATTTGAATCAAAAGGTAATGATGTTTTAGGAGGATTTGATTTATCTAGGTTTTCGCCTAAATAAATAAAAAATAAATATTTTATTATATATAATTATGGAAGAACAAGAAAAAGTAACAGTAAAGGCGGTTGATAATACAGATCCATCGCCTACATCACAAGAAAAAGAAGTACAAGTTTTAGAAAAAGCTATAGAGTCTGGTGAAGTTGATGCTCAGTATGGGCTACAAGACGATGGTGTTTTTAAAATAGATTTAGACAAAGATCCTAATACAAAAGAAAAAGATGCCATTCAAGAGCGAAAAACAAAGGAAATACCTGTGGGCGAACGAACCGGAGATAGCAAAGAAGTGGTCGAAAAAGTACGGGTCAAATCCAGTGAAAAAAATACTGAAACAAAACAAGAAGAAGTAGCAGAAACAAGTGGTCCTTTAGAATTAATAGTTGAAGATGAAACTACAATTGAAGAACCAAAAAAAGAAGAAGTAAAACTTCAAAAAGAAGAACCAAAAGAGGATGCAAGAGTTCTTCCTGAAAATATAGATAAACTAGTTAGTTTTATGGAAGAAACAGGTGGTACTGTTTCAGACTTTGTAGAACTAAATAAAGATATAAGTAAATATGATAATACATCTTTACTTAGAGAATATTATAATAAAACAAAACCACATCTAGACTCAAGTGATGTCGAATTTTTATTGGGCAAAAATTTTGGGTATGATGAGGACGCGGACGATCCGTCAGAAGTTAAAGCTAAGCAATTAGCTTTTAAAGAAGAGTTATATAATGCTCAAAAGCACTTTAAAACAAGTAAAGAACAATATTATGCTGATCTTAAGTTAAGTAAGCAAAATGATATTGCTCCTGAATATAAAGAAGCTTATGAATATCATAATACTCAAAAGCAAATTCAAGAAGAAAATAAAAAGATACACGAAGATTTTTTAAATAAAACAAATGATGTTTTTTCAGACGATTTCAAAGGTTTTGATTTTAGCGTTGGAAAAAGCAAGTACAGGTTTAAGGTAGAAAATCCTAATGACGTTAAAGAATTTCAATCCGATATTGATAACTTTGCTTTTGAATATTTTTCAAAAGATGGTAAAGTTAATAATGTCAAAGGATATCACAAAGCATTATTTGCAGGACGAAATGCAGATAAAATAGCTACTCATTTTTATGATCAAGGCCGTGCCGACGCCATAAAAGAGCAAGCTAAATTATCTAAAAACATTGATATGTCCCCTAGAGCAGATAATACTAGTGTTATAAATTCAAATGGTCAAAAAGTTAAAGTTGTATCCGGTAATGATTCTTCAAAATTGCGAATTAAATGGAAATAAACAATAATTTTTAAAATCAAGACAAATGGCTTTTACAGCAGGAATACCGGCAGCGTTACAACCAACGCAGTCGAAAACAATGTACGGAGGAAACTATATAGATTTCACCGCAGCAGGATTTGAACAATGGGGTCAACAATTTTTACCAGATGTGTATGAAAAAGAAGTAGAACGTTACGGAAATCGTTCTATCGGATCTTTCTTACGTATGGTATCAGCAGAGATGCCATCAACTTCAGATCAAATTATATGGACAGAACAAGGACGTTTACATACTCGTTATGCAAATGTGGTTCCTTTAGGAAATCAAGCAGCTTTACCAGGTGGAGCAGCGCAAGGAGCAATTGCAGCAGGCGCATCAGGTACGGTACTTAATTTTAGTGTACCAATTGCACAACCAAGAAGTACAGGAACTACTACAGACAAAACAGAACCTGTAAACTTTAGAACAGGCGCAACAGTGATGGTTCAAGTTCAAACGGGAGTTGCATCAGCAGTTGGAGGTACTGGAGCAGTTATCAAAGGTGTTGTTACTGCAGTTGCAGCACAAAACTTTCAGATCAAATGTTATGTTGCTCATACAGGTGTAGCAGCAGCTGCTAGAGTAACTGTAGTTGCATATGGTAATGAATTTGCTAAAGGTACAGGTACTTTTACAGAATCTTTAAATCCTAGTTATGCTACGTTTAATAATTCACCAATTATCTTAAAAGATAACTATGCTATTAATGGATCTGACACAGCTCAGATTGGATGGATTGAAGTTACTTCTGAAAATGGAGCTAATGGATATTTATGGTACATGAAAGCAGAACATGAAGTAAGACTTCGTTGGGAAGATTACTTAGAAATGTCTATGGTAGAAGGTGTAGTAAAAACAGGTGGTCAAGCAGGTGCTAACGGAATAGCTTTAGGTTATACTGCAGGTGCTAGCTCGATAACAGTTGGAGGTACTAATCAAAATGCTAAAGGTACTGAAGGTTTCTTTGCTGCTTTAGAAGCAAGAGGAAATGTTTATGCAGGATTTGGAGCACAAGCTACCGGTGGTGGTGCGTTAACTGATTTTGATGCAGTTCTTAAGCAATTAGATAAGCAAGGTGCTATTGAAGAGAATATGATGTTTTTAAATAGAGATTTATCTTTAGAAATTGACGATATTCTTGCTCAACAAAATGGAGCTTATGCTGGTGGTACTTCTTTTGGAGTATTTAATAACAGCGAAGATATGGCTCTTAATTTAGGATTTACTGGTTACCGTAGAGGTTCTTATGACTTTTACAAAACTGACTGGAAATATCTTAATGATTGGTCAACTCGTGGAGGTTTTGGAGATGTTGAAGGTGTATTAGTACCAGCAGGTACTTCTACTGTTTACGACCAACAATTAGGTCAAAACATCAAGAGACCATTTTTACATATTCGTTACAGGTCTTCTGAAACTGAAAACAGAAAAAATAAATCTTGGATTACAGGATCTGTTGGAACTTCAAGTCCTACAACTGATATTGATGAAATGAGAATATCTTACTTAAGTGAAAGATGCCTTATTACCCAAGCAGCGAATAATTTTGTATTATTCAAAGCTTAATTTTTTTAACTATAGGATACGAGCCCTTCGGGGCTCAGTATTCTTATTATATATTATTTAATTATGAATGCAACAAGAAAACAAACAACTACCATTGAAAAAAAATGGGAATATAAAGATAGAACTTATCTATTAAAAGGCGAAATAGCGCCTCTTACATACACTATACAAACAAGACATACGCCTAGAAAGCCTTTGCTTTATTGGGATGATGATAAAAAGTTAAATAGAGAAATAAGATTAGCATCAAATCAAAAATCAGTTTTTGTTGATGAACAAGATGGTTTTTCTACTTTATCTCATATTATTTTTGAAGATGGAGCTTTATACGTTCCAAAAGAAGATCCAAATACTCAAAAATTATTATCAATTTATCATCCAAATAAATTATGGGAAGAAATTGATGATGTTTTAATAGCTAATGACGAAGTTGAAAATGTAGAAAACGAACTTATAGCATTAAACTTAGTTCAATCTTTAGATATAGAACATTTAGAAGCAATAATGAGAACAGAATTAGGTTCAAGTGTTTCTACAATGTCTTCTAAAGAATTAAAAAGAGATGCTTACAGATTTGCTAGACAAGAGCCTGATTTATTTATAGAATTGTCTGAAGACGAAGATATAAAATTAAGAAACTTAGCTAACAGAGCTGTTGAAACTGGTATATTACAACTTACAGATGATAATACAGTTTTTAAATTAAGTAATGGTAAAAAAGTAATGACAATTCCTTTTGACCAACATCCTTATGCTGCTTTATCTCAATATTTTAAAACAGATGAAGGTATAAATTTAATGAAGTCAATAACTAAAAAGCTTTCATAGCTTAACTTGGTATAAGGTGAGAAATCAACCTTATACCTACTAAATAAATAACAAACATAGATACATGGTTAATATAAATAATGTATACCAGACAGTTCTTGTTATAACAAACAAGGATCATAGAGGTTATATAACACCGGCTGAATTTAATAGATTAGCTGAGCAAGCACAAAATGAAATATTTGCTAGTTATTTCATGAGAGAAGCTGGTTATGAATTAAATGCATTTTTAACTAGTGATTTTTCAGACCCAAACCAATACTTAGCAGAAAAAATAAGTGTTTTTTATAAAAATACTACGTTAACAAAGTTAGATAAAGAGTTTACATATCCTGCAGATTTATATAGAGTTGGTGTAGTTTCTGTAGGTAATTCTGTTGCAGATAGAGCTTCTAATGAAGAGATTAAATATATAAATCTATCTCCATTAACAGCACCTGTAAAAACTCAACCAGTTTATACTTTAACAAGTTCAGGCGTGGTTATTTATCCTTCAACAGTTACAGATGGCGTAAGTTTAGATTATTTAAAACAACCAGTTAGACCTAAATGGGGTTATGTACTTCAAGGTACTGTACCTTATTACGATTCAACTTTATTTGATCCTGCAACAGATAGTTATGATACTCCAGCTAAGTCTTATAATTTTGAATTACACCCATCTGAAGAAAATAATTTAGTTGTAAGTATATTGAATTATGCTGGAGTAGTTATAAAACAAGCAGACGTAGCAGGATTCGCACAAAGCAAAGAACAACAAAACGCAGCAACTGAACAATAATGGCAATATCAAGAAGACCTTTAGACGTAGATAATTATTCCGCATTAGATGGTGGTAATGGATTGGCAGTCCCTGGATATTACAGGAGAACAAATTTAAATGATATAATAAACAATTTTATTGTTGCTTATATTGGTGATGGTAAAGTTCTTACAAAAATACCTAGATATGAAGTTGCCTTTTGGGCTCAAAGAGCTGTACAAGAATTTAGTTATGATACTTTTCATTCAGAAAAAGCATTAGAAATACAATTGAATTCAATGCGACAAATGTCACTTCCTTCTGATTATGTAAATTACATAAGTGTACAATGGACTGATGTTACGGGTGTTATGAGAACAATGCTTCCAAGCACAGCAACTAGAGCAAACCAAGGTGTTGCTCAAGATAATAATTATCATTATTTATACGATAATGAGGGTAACATTGTATTTGCAGAAACATCTGAAACAATAGACAGATATCAATCTAAATCGCAGCAGTCTGTTGAAGCAGCAGCCGAAACAGCTAGTAATTATTATTATGGATTTTTTGATGCGCAAAATTCATTTGGTTATTATGGTAGAAGATATGGATTAGATCCACAATATGCAAATACTAATGGTAATTTTGTATTAGATCTAAACGCCGGTCAAATATATTTTCCAACATCAATACCTCAAGATACTTATGTTACATTAAATTATATATCTGACGGTTTAGGTGAAAATGGAGATTTTGACAATGTTTTAGTGCCTAAAATGGCAGAAGATGCTGTAATGTCTACTATACTTTATAATTTATGTAAATTAAGACCTTCTGCAGCTGGAGCAGCTCAATTATATAGACAAGAAGCTGCTGCTAAAACCAGAAATGCAAAAATAAGAATTTCAAATATGAAGTTAGATGAAATGACTCAGATATTTAGAAATAAAGCCAAGTGGATTAAACATTAATAAGATTTTATGCCAGAAATTAAAAGAACATTCAATGTCGGTAAAATGAACCGAGACCTGGATGATAGGATGGTACCTCCAGGAGAATATAGAGAGGGATTTAATATTAACATAGGTCAATCAGAAGGATCAGATGTTGGTGCTGTAGAAAACTTATTAGGTAACGAACTAGTTGCTCAATGTGGTTTAAGTGGTAATCCAGTTTGTATTGGTTCACTTAGAGATAATAGTTCTGAAAAAATTTATTTTTTTGTAACAACAAATTCTATATATAATGAAACAAATACAGGTAATCATGGTGTATATGAATATGATCAAAAATCAAAACAAACAACAGCATTACTTGTATCTCAACAATTAAATTTTCACACAAAATATACTATTACAGGTGTCAATATAATTGATGATTTATTGTTTTTTACGGACAATAGAAATGCTCCAAGAAAGATAAATGTAGAAACAGCTAGAAATAACGTTAATTACTATACGTCAACTTCAAATATTGATAATTTAATATCTGTATGTAAATTTGCACCTTACGAATCTCCAACTTTAGTGTCTGCAGTAAAAGATGCAGCTATATCTTCTACTTTTTTACAGTTAAAATTAGTAAGATTTTCTTATAGATGGAAATTTGAAGACAATGAATACAGTATATTGGCTCCATTTACACCTATTTGTTTTTCTAGATTAAACGAAGTAGACGTTGTTACTTCTACAGTTTCTAATTTTGGTGAAATAGAAACTTTTGTAAATGCTATAAATAAAATACAATTACAAATACCAACTCCTCAAGGATATGGTATATCTAATGTAGAATTAATATATAAAGAATCAGGATCTAGCGCGTTGTATGTTGTTGAAGATATAGAAGTTACAACAGAACCTTTTATAAATTTTACTTATTCATCCACGGATCCATTTAGAACATTACCTGGTGATCAACTTACTAGAGTTTATGATGCAGTTCCAAGAAAAGCTAAATCTCAAGAAGTTGGTGGAGGTAGATTAGTTTATGGTAATTTTTTACAAAATTTTGATATACCACAAATAGCTTTTACAGTTAGTGAAACAGGAGAAAATTCTGCAAGAAATACTATATTAAATAAACAATCTTTAAAGTCAAGAAGAACATATCAAGTAGGTATTGTTCTTGCTGATAAATTTGGAAGACAATCTCCAGTTATACTTTCTAGTTCAGGCGTTGATACTGTTTTTATAGATCCAGGTTTTGGAAACTCTTCAAGTACAAATGCTTTTCATGCATTAAGATTAGTTTTTACAGATCCTATAAATCAAATACCAACATGGGCTTATTCATATAAAGTTGTTGTAAAACAACGAGAACAAGAATATTATAATTGGATTTCTGTTATTAGCAGTGTTAATACCGTAGAAAGATTAGGTGATAGTATTAACAAAATACCAAGAGATCCTACTGCCGTTATACCTCCAAGCACATCAAGCACTATATCACCTTGTGATATTTCTGTTTTTCCTAAATACATAGCTGGAGATAACGTAACAAATGCTACAGCAGCTGGTAATTTAACTAAAGTTCAATCAATAGGTAATCCATCTGGCGATGCTTTAGTAACAACTTTAAACAATAGTAACGTTAGCGTAAGTGGTGGAATATGTGTATTTGAAACAGAACCAATTAGCTCTGAATTAGATATTTTTTACGAAACATCAACGGGTGGATTAGTAGAAAATATTCCTTTAACAGCTATAGATATAGAGTTTTTTAATTGTATTTTACTTACTTTTGATCCAGATGGAGGAAATAATGCTCATCTTGAGATTAATAGAATTAAAGCAGGTTTTAATGAACCTTTTTTTGACATAGGCGTAAGAGCATTTGTTGTTCAAGAAAACTTTACAGAAGAAAGAAGAAGTAATACTCTTATACATTCTAGTGGACTTTTAAACTCAAGAACAGGTATTAATTATATAAATCAATTTAATGAAAGTGAGGGTGGTCTAACTGTTTCTCTGGATCCACTAAATGGATCTATACAAAAATTATTTGCAGATGATACTCAAATAGTTGTTTTTCAAGAAGACAAAGTATCAAGATCACCAATAGATAAAGATTTTATTTATTCAGCAGAAGGTGGTCAAATACCCGTTACTAGTAATACACAATTTTTAGGAACAATAGCAGCATACGCAGGTCAATATGGTATAGCTGAGAATCCAGAATCTTTTTCTTCTTTTGGATTTTCTAGATATTTTACTGATAAAAATAGAGGTTCAGTGTTAAGATTGTCTCAAAATGGTATTCAAGAAATATCACAAACTGGCATGGGTGATTTTTTTAGAGATGCTTTAAAAACATCTACACAAATAATAGGATCATTTGATGAATATAGTCGCATATATGAATTAACAATAATAGGCGAAGGATATGATAGCAATCCAGATACTAATTTAGCAACAGCTTCTTCTGGATTTTTAACGTTATCGTTTGACGATAGATCAAATGGGTGGACTAGTTTTAGATCCTTCAAACAAGAAAGCGGTATATCTTTAAATAATTCTTATTATACATTTAAAGGAGGAGATTTGTGGCAGCACCATAGTCCAAATGTTACAAGTAATAATTTTTATGGAGCAGGAACTACAGAATCTTATGTGGTGCCCGTGTTTAACGATGCACCTTCTAATATAAAACAATTTAATTCATTAAGTTACGAAGGAGATTCTGGTTGGGAACTAGAATATATAGAAACTGACATAGATACAGCTGGAACAATTCCTGTTGAAGCAGTTACTTTTACAACAACTTTACAATTATCGGGCGCTGCAGCTAATTCAACTTTCACTGGATCAAACACTTCTATAGCCAAACAAGGCGCTGGAATACAATGGGCTATATTTGTATCTCCATTAAATTCTCAATTTGAATTTACAAATATAAATAATATTACATTAACGCAAGCTTCTGGAAGTTCTTTAACAGTTACAAACCCTGTTGGAACAAAACCTTTTGAATCTACAGATGGAAGATTAGTTTTTTTAGTACAACATACTGTAGGAAATCAGAATAGTATTCAAACCTTAAATATAGGAGGAACTGGTGCTGAATTAGCTTTTACAGTTGCATTATTAACTGTTAATATTGTTGATACAGTATCAAATTCAGCTATAACACCAGCATCTTTAGTTTTTAACAATGCAGGTGCTAATAATATAGTATTTAGCACTGCTGTTGTTGACAATTTTTATATAGATGCTTCTAATACAACGTTAAGTACCAGCGGTATGCCAGCTTCAACTAATCCGCAAGCTGCAACAGTGGCAAGAAGTGCTCCTTTTTTAAACAATTTAACTTATACACTTCCAATAACAGTACCTACGTCTGCAACAGCTGGATCAATAACGATAAATGGTTTTGCTACTCTAAAATGGCAATTAATATTTGACGTAGGTAATGCTCTTACTATTTCAGACGCGGCGGGTACAGTTTCATTTGTTATGCCAGTTCAAGCTAATGGTGATACAACATCTACAGGAAATCCATTTTATAATGGACCATATGATGTAGCAAGTACTAGAACAACTGTTTTAACATATACATGTTCAAATAGTCAAGTTTTAACTAGTAACAGTTATACAGCTTCAATGGCTTCAACCGGAGTAACACCTTCTGTTAGTGGTAATATATTAGCATCTAGTAATTTTGGAACATTAATAATAACAACTGTTGTTCCAATACTATTAAGTAATACAATAATAACACCTACTATAACTAAAGTTGCTCCAGAAACAGCTGTAATTGCAGCACTTTCAACTCCAATTTCTTTACCTAAAGCAGGTACAAGTACCACTATTGCTAACGCTTGGAATGTTAATGTAACTGCTAATCCAGATGTTGGCTGGTTAATAATAAATGGAGGTGATCCAGGGTCAACACAAGAGTTAGGTCCAACTGTTGGATTTACAATAGCTGCAACAGATAACAACACAGGATCAATAAGAACAGGTAATGTAGTTGTAGCAGTTAACAATGATAGAGTTAAATCTAGTATGACACCTTCTTTTAGAACTATAGTAATAAATCAACAAGTTACATAATTATGGGAAATTTAGTAAATTTTGCTTTTCAAAATAATGAAGGTAAATACTTTGCACCAATAGCATCTGAACAACCTAATTATATAGTTGTTAATGGTGCTATTCAAGCAAGCGGAACTCAAATAGTAGGTGGAATAAAAGGAGCCTATGCTAATATTAAATTAAAATTACCAGTGGCAAACGCTTCTGTTCAAAAAGAATTATTTGCTTTAAATGCGCAGGCAGTGAATTCGTCAAGTTAAATTATATGGAATTACAAGTTAGAAAATTACAAGAATCAGATTGGAATTTAATACCAAAATGGTGGGAAGCTTATGATGAAAAAATTCTTCCACGTGACATGTTGCCTGGTTCTTTTAAAGTAGGTGATAAACAAGAAGAAAAAAGAAAAGGTTTAGGTGGTTTCATGGTATGCAAGGGAGATGATCCAATAGCAGCTATGTGGCTGTGGATGACAAATAGCAGTATGGCAATTCCAGCTGCAATTGTTGATGATAAATCTTATTGTGATATTGATAAAGATGATGCATTACAACTTTTAATAAATTTTACAACTGATTTTGCTAAAGATTTAGGTTATAAATATTCCTATAGCATTTGTAAAGATGAAAAGTTATTAGAAAAATATAAAAAAGCGGATTACAATGTTAACAGTATTTCTTCCTGCGAATTAATGATAAAATATAAATAATATGGGATTTTTTGGTAAAGTTGGAAAAGGCGTTGCGTCTTTATTTGGTGGTAGAGCTAGAAGAAGAGAAGAAGATGCTGCTGAAGAAGGTTTTGAAGCGGCTAGAGATAATTTAGAAAATTTTGAATTTACAAATGCTTTTGATGATTATGATCCAGTTGAATTAGGAGATGCTAATACCTACGAAGGATCTATAGCAGAAGTTGGTCAATTAGGTCCAGCTGCACAAGCTGAAATGGGTAAATTAAGTAGCGCTCAAGGTTATCAAGCCGCACAAGGTAAAGCTCAAGGTTATCAAGGTGAAGGTTACCAAGGTCAAGGTTACACATCTCAAGGTTATTCAGCTATGGGAACTAATGTTTCTAATTTACAAAGAGGAGCTGATACTGGACTTACTAATAATATGAATAATTTGCAAGTTAGTACAGCTGAAGCTGATATGCAAAACCAAGAAGTAGATCAAGCTTTAGCTGCAACTCAAGATGCAGCTACTCAAGCTGGTACTGGTGCTGGTGGAGCAACCGCAATAGCTGCAGCTGCCGCTAAATCAAAACAAGGTATAGCAGCTAAAATAGGCCAACAAGAACAGGCAAATAACATGGCTAGAGCAAGTGCTGAACAAAGATTACAAGAAAATCAATTAGCACAAGGTAATACCGCATCTCAATTTGACTTAGGACAACAGCAAGTTAATGTAGGCGCTCAAAATGATGCTTCTCAATTTGCGGCAAGTGCTCAAAATCAAGCTGCTCAATTTGGTGCAAGTGCTCAAAATCAAGCAAATCAGTTTAGTGCTGGAGCTAGAAATACGGCTAATCAGTTTAGCGCACAAGCCAAAAATACAATGAGTATGGCTAATATGCAAGCTCAAAATCAAGCTAGACAGTTTGGGGCTTCTTCTAATAATGCTTTTGCTCAAGCTAGATTTGGTGCTCAAAATCAAATGAATCAATATAATACTTCTGCTCAAAATAGTTTTGCTCAAACGCAATTTGGTGCTGGAAATCAATTTGCTTTAGCTAATCAACAGTCAATGAACCAATCAGGTCAATTTAATGCAGGTTCTCAAAACCAATTTGACATGGCAAATCAGCAGCAATTAAATAATTATTATCAAAATGCTGCAACTGCAGGTAATGATATACAAGAAAGTCAATATAATCAAAATATGGATCAATTTAATATAACCGGAGATAGATTAGGAGCCGCTACAGCTGCTAGAAATTCTGCTACTAATGACTTAATAGGAGGTATATCCGCTGTTGCTGGTAGAAGTAATAGAGTAAGTAATTTCTTAAGAGGCAATAAAGGCTAATAAGTAGTGAATAATAAAAAGTTTTTAATAATTAAATCTTCAAAATAACAAAATGGCGATTAAAGTTTCCACAAGTCCTACGGGCAGAAATCCATACAATACATATTTAGATTTATCTAGAGCAGAGGCTGGTATGGATGCTGATATAGCACAAGGAGTAAAACTAAGACAAGCTGCAGATCAAAAAAAGTCTAGAGACTTACAATTAGCAAAGCTTAAAGCACAAGACATACAGGGTTTGATGATTTCATCAGACACTGAATATGAATCTTTACAAAACTACGAACAATCTATGAGTAGACAACTTGTAGATCAATATAGCGGATTGGTTAACAGTTTAGAAAACCAAGAAATAAGTCAAAATGAATTTGCTACAGCTAGCGCTAAAATAAATAGCCAAGTTCCTCAAATAAAACAATTGATAGGTGCTGTAAATGGAGTTGCTGTTCAATATGCTACAGGTTTATCTGAAGGATCACTAAGTAAAGCTATAACACCAGAACAAGAGCAATATTATCAAGCTATTATAAATAATAGAGGTAATTTTGGTATGGATGATAATGGTGTTTTAGTTTTTCAAGGTAAAACAGAAGATGGTGAAAGTTTTAGCATACCAGCTAATAAAATAGATCAAATGCCTCAACCTATACAAAGAGCTCCTTCGTTTGAATCTTTATTAGGCCCTGTTTTAACTAAAATGGCTGTACCAGAAAGAAGACAATTACCTAATGGTCAAGAAGTTGTTAGAGGAGTTATGTTAGAATCTCCTGAGTTTGAAAAAACTGTTAGAAGTAGCTTTGATACTTTTTTAGAAAAAAACGGAGGTGAAATGGGATTAAAATCTTTGGCAGCTGATTACATGGGATATACTCATGAACAAATAAATGCTGACATAAATTCTGGTCAATACGAAGGACCTAATGGTGAAATTTATTCTAGTAAATTAGAATATGATGTTGAAGAAAAGTATTCTCAAATGGCTGTAGATAATTACATAGTCAAACAACAAACCAATTGGAAGCAGCAAGATTACGATCTTAAACTTCAAAAAATGCAACAAATTGATGCCAATAGAGCCGCTCAAATGCAAATGGCCGGAAGTGAAAAAGAAAGAAATAATATGGCTAAAGCAAGTATATTGAAAAAATTGCCACCTCCAACTAAAGAAAACTTATCTCTATGGTTAGATTCAGCTGGATTACAAGGAAATCAAAATATATCAATAGCTCCACTTGATCAAACTGACGGTAAAATAGTTTTAGTTAAAGGCGGAAAACTGTACAGAGAAATAACACAAGAAATGTTTGATAATCCTGAAATTTTAGCTAGGTATTTATCCGGTGCTGTTTACGGAGTAGATTCATCTAAGTTTACCCCAAAATATAATATTAAATCATCCCCTGTTCAAAAACTAAAAAAGTTTTTAACTCGTAAAAAATAATAACTTTAATGGAAGAAGAATTCGACTACACAAACGTTCCAGTTGCTAGCATGGATGATTTTTATACTCCTGACAAAGAGGAAGAAGAGCTCGATGAGTTTGGTAACCCTGTTAATACAGATCCAGCTAAAGGTTTCTTTGGACAATTGTTTGGAGAAGATATAGAAAGAAACGAAACATATGAAGAAAGAGAAGCAAGACAAGCTGATGAGATAGAAGCTAAAACTCAAGAAACATTAAGTGATCAATATGTTATTGATGATTCAACAGGCCAAGTTAAAATAAACCCTGAAACTGGACAACCTGAATTAAAAGAATTATCTTCTGGTGATAAAATAGTTAATAGTATATTTAAAAATGTAGCAAATTCATTTCAACAATTTCTACCAAATTTAACAGTTGCTAGTAATAAAATATACAGAGGTATTTTTGGAGATGAAGCAGTTGAATCTTGGCTAAAAAACGAAAATATTCCTGAATTTTTTAA